AGGTGCCGGCCGGCAAGCTGGTTGTACTGACCACCCAAGACATGCTAAAAGTGATCCACTGCACAGGCTGCTTTAGGGAGGTTACTTTTGGCGAGTGCTACACCAGCCGCACCCTGCACACCAGCCTTGGCTTAGGCTACCCGGTTTGCGAGGACTGTTATAACAAAGAGTGGGCAGGCGAAAAGGCGGCCAAGCAATGACCCAGGCCCAAGCCCTAAAGATTATGAAAAGTGGCGCCAACGTGTTTTTGACTGGCGCGCCGGGCGCTGGCAAAACCTACGTGCTTAACCAGTTTATAGACTGGGCCGAGCAGGAGGGCTACACGGTGGCCATAACCGCCAGCACCGGCATAGCGGCCAGCCATATAGGCGGCACGACTATACACAGTTGGAGCGGCCTGGGCATAGCCGATAGCCTAAGTGACGAGGACCTGGCCCGCATGGCCAACACCAAGCGCCTGGTTAAACGCTACAAGCGCACCGACGTGTTGGTTATAGACGAGGTTAGCATGCTGCACGGCAAGCGACTTGACATGGTTGACCGGGCCGCCCGGCACCTGCGCAAAAGCGGCAAGCCGTTCGGCGGCCTGCAGGTTATTTTAGTTGGCGACCTGTTCCAGCTGCCGCCGGTAAGCCGCGACCGGGACGCCGAGTTTGATTTTGTGCACTACAGCCAGGCCTGGCAGCAGCTGGGCCTTAAGGTTTGCTACCTTACCGAGCAGCACCGGCAAGCCGGCGACGACCCGCTGCTGGACATACTGCAGGCCATGCGCCAAAACGCGCTGACGCTGGAACTGCGCAAGCTACTTATGCCAAGGCTTATGGCCGGCGACGACGAGACCATAACGCGGCTTTACAGCCACAACATAGACGTGGACGCCATAAACCAGCAGCACCTTAGCGCGCTGCCCGGCAAGGTTAAAACCTTTACCATGACCGGCCGGGGCGAGCCGTACAAGGTTACGGCCCTAAAGCGCAACCTGCTGGCGCCGGAGGTGCTGGAGCTTAAGGTTGGCGCCCAGGTTATGTTTGTGGCCAACAACTTTGCCGAGGGGTACGTCAATGGCAGCCGCGGCCAGGTGGTGGCCATTAAAAAGGGCAAGCCCACCGTGCAGCTGCTTAGCGGCCAAAAAATAGAGGTGGGCAAATACAAGTGGACCATGAAAGAGGACGGCGTGGAGGTGGCCGAGGTTAAGCAGGTGCCGCTGCGCCTGGCCTGGGCAATCACGATCCACAAAAGCCAGGGCATGAGCCTGGACGGCGCCAAGGTTGACCTTAGTAAGGCGTTTATGCCGGGCATGGGTTACGTGGCGCTTAGCCGCGTGCGCAGCCTGGGCGGCCTGTACCTGGTTGGCCTAAACGAGGTGGCGCTGCAGCTTAACGACGATATTTTTGAGTTTGATAGCCAACTAATGGCGCAATCGGAGGGCGCCGAGCAATGACAGACCTATACAAAATTAAGGCGGAAACTGAGAAGCTGCTGGACGAATTTTACGAGGACATGTTTGACACCTGTGAGGACACCGAGTACCCCACGGAGGCCCAGCGCCAAGAGGCCGCCCGGCAGGTGCGGTCGGAGTACGCGGTAAAAATAGCCGACGTGTTTAACGAGCAGGAGCAAAACTAGCATGAAAAAAACAGCCATAACCCTAACCCTGCTGGCCAGCCTTTTGTTTGGCGGCCAGGCCATGGCGGCGCCAAGCCTAAGCGTGCCGGGCATAATACAGGGCCTAAACGCCGTGCGGGCCGGCCAGCACCGGGCGCCGCTTAAGGAGAACGCCACGCTGGACTGGGTGGCGCAGCTTAAGGCCAACGATCTTTGCCGGCGCGACTACTGGGCGCACACCCTGCCGGACGGCAAGCCCTTTACCTACTACTTTGACCGGGCCGGCTACCGCTACGATTACGCCGGCGAGAACCTGGCGCAGGGCTACGACACCACCAGCGCGCTGATTACCGGCTGGGTCAACAGCCCCGAGCACTACGCCAACATGATCAGCGCCGACTACACCCAAACCGGCGCGGCCTTTGTCAACTGCCCGGCCTACCAGGGACAGACCGACGTTACCATAGCCGTTAACGAGTTTGGGCGGCCTGAGCCGCTGGCTAGCGCGCCTGGCCCGGTTAGGGCTGTGGCTAAGACTGTAAGCCTGGTGCCGCTGGCGGCCATAGTTACCTTTGGCGTGCTGCTGGTTGGCGAGGTGGCAGCAATTTACTGGTTAAGGAACCGCCGGGGCCAAAGCCGCGGCAAGCGTAAAGCTAAAAAATAGGAGGGACAACAAAGTGGGCAACACGACAGCTACAGACGAGTACAAGGCGCCGCTTAGCGCCGGGGCCGTTTTTAGGCAGCCCAGCGCCAGCCAAAAGGAGGCCGACCGTGAGCTTATGGACCACGCCGACCAAGCCTGGCGGCGGGCGGCGCACGACAGCATACAGCGCATACTGGCCAAAGGCTACGGTCCGTTTTTGCCGCCGGGCGTCTTTGCCAGGTGCGGCAGCAGCCGTATTAGGCTAGCCGGCAGCAAAAGGAGTTAGAATAGGTTTATGGCACCAGACGTTGATTTTAGGCTGCTGTACCAGCAGGACAAAGACTTTGCGGCTTTTAGCGACAAGGTCTTAATGGCCGTGGCTGCCCAAAACGAGGACTGGCTGCGCTTCATGTACGCTGCCTACCAGGCCGGCAGCGAGGCCCAGGCGGTGGCGGCTATGATCAACTTTATGCAAAAGTTCGGGCCGTTCATGCCGCCGCAGCAGCAGCACGACGATCCGCGGCAATGATACAATAGGCTTGGTGGCGACCGCCCAAGTGTTCGCGGAACCCCGACCTATAGCGAGCTTAAACCTGGGGTGGCGGCCGCGCCAAGCAAGTTAACAAAAACACCCAAAGCGTGAGTTGCGGTTCAGGTTGGTGTTATTTATGCTACAATGCAGGCGCAACCCTCTCTTAAACAAAAAGGTTGCGCCATAAAGAACAGCCCCGGTTGGTGCCCACTTGCCGGGGCTGCCCCTTTTATTAGTGCAAAAACTCGTCGGGCTGGGCCTGGTGCTTTTGGATCTCCTCGGCCTTAAGGCTGGCGTAGGCGCCGTGGGCATCGCCGGCCTCGGTGCAAATTAAAGCGTAAAGGCTGTAGTAGGTATTAACCGCAAACATGACTGCGTCCAGCAGCAGGGCCAGCTTGGTGCTGGCGCCGCCCAAAATGGCGCGGATGTTGAAGTACACCAAAATTGTTATAAACGGCAGGTTGCAAATCCAAAAAATGGTCATGCGGCGGTGGTAGCGCAGCTGGAACGCCGGGTCGGCCTCAAACTTGTGGTAGTCCTTTTTTAGCAAAACCCAAACGTGCTTTAGCGTGCCCATTTTAGTGTGTGATCCAAACCGCCGCCAGGCTTATTAAAACTACTATTATGACGCCGCCGTAGACCAGGTCGGCCGACTGGCCGGTGCGGCCGCGCATTTTGCTGATTTGGTAGGACCAAAACGTGACCATGCCGGCGGCCACCAAAAAGGCCCAGCCGCTGCTTAGCACAAAAAACGGTACGGCCGGCAAAAAAATGGCCAGCATGGTGGCAAAGCCCATTAGCAAAGCGTGGTCGTAGCGCTCGTGGTTGTCTGTGCTGTCGTCGGCCAAAAACTCGCCCCAGGCCATGGTAAAGCCGTCGCCCAGCGCCAGGCTTACAATAACCACAAACAGGTGGTTCAGGTTGCGGGCCAGCAGCATGGGCAAAATTATGCTTATGGCGCTGGTCATGCCGTCAAAGCTGCCGTAGACAATTTGAGCTTTTTGTTTTTGGTCCATGTTGGTTTTAGCTTATCATACGGCCCACCGCAGTGGCTGCATTTTTTGTGGGCACAAAGCTGCCCTAAGCCTTGGGTAAAAATGTTGTCCACACGTTGTAAGATTTTTTACACAGATTTGACAGTGGTCTAGGCCGCGGAGTGGATAAATGTTGGTTTAATAACAGTTGCCCGGCAACGCGGCTTGGGTTATATTTAGCACCAGCTTTACCGCGTTGCTTACTACCTCGCGGGAGGGCAAAAATAAAGGGGCTTGAAAAGCTACCCCAAGCTGTGCTATGTTTGACGACAGTAAGCAACGCAAGGTAGTACTCTTAATAAGCCCCGGCCAACCAAAGGAGGGGCTTTTTCAATGGCACAAAACCGCTACGTGGACACCAATTTTTGGAAGGACACGTACGTTATAGATTTAGACCCGATTGAGAAACTGATGTTTTTATACCTACTGACCAACCCTCGCACCAACATTGCGGGCATCTATGAGATCAGCCTGCGGGAAATAGCTTTTGACACCGGCATTGACCGCGACATGGTGCAAAAAATCCTGGATCGCTTCAAGCGCGACAAAAAAATCTACTACCACCGCGGCTGGCTGGCTTTGTACAACTGGATCAAACACCAAGCCCTAAACCCAAAAGTGGCTGAGGGCGTGCTGCGAATTGTGGATAATTTGCCCGAGTGGCTGCAACACGATCTTTTGGACAGCGAACAGGCCGAACTACCCCTGTTGCAACCAGAGCCTATGCATAGCCTATCAAAGCCTATCCCACTTTACTTAACTAAACTTAACTCTACTAAACCTAACTCAACGTCCGGCAAGCCGGCCGGGGATTCTAAAAAAAGCAAGCAGCCGCTAAGCCCACAACAAAAACGTAGTTATGCTAGGGCAGTTAGGGCCGATGAGCAACAAGCAGAGAGGGTAGCCAGTGGTGGTGTACGTACAACCAGCGGGCCGGTTAGTTTGGGCGAGCAGTTTGCTAGTATGAGGGCTGAACGTGATGCTAAAAAAATTAAGGAGGTTAAAAAATAATGTTTAGGTTTATGAAATGGTTTTGGCGACGGGCACAAGCCGATGCGGCAAAAGATATTTTGTTGTACATCAACCACGTAAGCGCGCCAGCTGAGGTTTTTGTTAACAAAGATTTCTCAAACCTGCAGGCCGGCAAAACGCAGGTGGTGCCAGTTGAGCAGCTAAGGCACGTGCTTGGCAGCCAGTACCTTGAACCGCAGCGCAAAAAAACAACAGCTAACGAGGCTAGAGGAATTGAGCATGCAGTACGACAGCCAAATTAACCAAATTGTTGAGCGGCTAAAAACCGACAAAACCGTTGTACAGCCTTGGCGTAACAAAGCCGTTGCTAGGCTGCAGGAGGCACAGGCTTTTGTGCGCATGGGCCAAACCACAACCTACCAAAGCCCAAACAAAGTTACCGGCGACAACGAGCCGCCAGTTGCCGGCGTTTGCACTTGCCCGCCCGGCGCGCTGGACCAAGACTGCCCGGTGCACAAAACTGGCTAATGCTTGCCGGCCGTGGCATAATGGCGTCAAATGGAGACACGCCAAAACACGCCAACAGCGCCAACACCCACAGATGTAAGCGACGCAGATGCCGCTAACAAGCCATTGACAATACAACAACAGCTGTGGATTGATTACAACGCTTTAGGCGGCCTTATAACAGATTTAACCGACCCGCGGCTAGACAAAAAAACCGGGCTTGAGACTACGCTTCGCAAAATGAGCATAACCGAGTTTGCCCGCAAACTTGACGTGCACCGCGACACCCTGCGCCGCTGGCGAACTGAAATACCTAACTTTTGGGACCGTGTTAACCAACGCCGCCGTGAGTTGGCGCCGCAAGGCCGGCTACAGCGGGTACACGAGACCTGGTATCTTAAGGCCGTTGCCGGCGAGTATGGCCACATGGTTTTATGGCTGGCCAACTTTGACCCTAACTTCCGCATGCCCAGCCAAGAGGTTAAGCACGAGCTTGGCGACAGCTGGGTTGAACTTATGAAAGGCAAAAAGATAATTGAGGGCGAGGTGGTTGACGATGATAGTGCACGCTAAAGGCCTGCTGGTTACAAAAATCTGCCGGCGCTGCCAAACTGCTTTTAAGTGCGAGTACTGGCGCAACCGCAAGTACTGCGACGACTGCCGGCAAAAAAGGGGGAGCAAGTGAGTGGCAAAGACCAGATAAGCCAGGGCCAGTTTGACCGGCTACACGACTACTACCTGAAACACCCTGACGAGTTTGTAACCGAGGTGCTGGGCGCGCACCCGTGGGCCATGCAGACCGAGATTATAAAATCTGTGTTCAACTACAAGGTCACGGCGGTCAAGACTTGCAACGCCGTCGGCAAAAGCTACATTGCGGCCCGGATCGTCTTAACCTACCTAATGCTGCACCAGGACAGTATTGTCGTAACTACAGCACCTACGTTTAAGCAGGTTACCGACGTGCTTTGGCGCGAGATCGGCACAGCCATGAAGCTAAGCCGTTTTAAGCTGACTGAAAAGGAGGCGCAGCAGGCCCGGCTAAACCTAGACACAAACTGGTACGCGGTTGGCCTTAGCACGCGCCGGCCGGAAAACTTTTTTGGTTACCACGCCGACCATATTTTGGTGGTGGTTGATGAGGCCGGCGGCGTTGAGGAGCCTATTTTTAGCGGCGTGGCTGCCATTACACCAAACGTCAATGCCCGCGTGCTGCTGATCGGCAACCCGACCAACCCGACCGGCACCTTTTTTGACTACTTTAACAAGCCGGAAATGGGCGCCAACTGCCTGACAATAAGCGCCTTTGACAGCCCTAACTTTACGGCCACCGGCATAAAAAACGTAGACGACCTGCTAACGCTTTTTACGCCGCGCAACGGCATAAAGCAGGCTGAGTGGACGCACCGGGTTAACAACAAACTTGAAAAGATGATGGACCTGCGCTACAGCGCGCTAATTGCGCCTAGTGTTGTTTATGCCCGCTACCACGAGTGGGGACCAGACAGCGCCGCCTGGCAAGCGCTCATAATGGGCGAGTTCCCAAGTCAGGCCGAGCAGGCGCTTATACCAACCGAGCTGGTAACGCAGGCCATGGAAATGGCCAAAATAGACAAGGCCAGCGGCAAAACCTACGCCGAGTTGTCCGGCTGGCAAATCCCGGATGGCGCGCCGGAGTACGGCCTTGACATGGCGCGCTACGGCAACGACAGCACGGTTTGCTTCCCGCGTCGTGGCGGCTGGGTTGAGCAGCCTATTGCCTGGGGCAAAACCAGCCTTATGGACAGCGCCGACCGCGTGCTTAAGATAATTGACCCGCTGGACTTTAACGTGCGCCTAAACATTGACGATACCGGCAACGGCGGCGGCACGACCGACCGGCTGCGCCAAATCAAAAACGAGCAGCTGCAGGCCGGCCTGCCGGTGCACCAGTACCAGTTGGCGGCTTACAACTTTAGCAGCAAGGAGTTTATGACGCGCCCCGAAAAGTTTCACGACATAACCAGCGAGCTTTACTGGAACTTGCGGGAGTGGTTTTATAAGCGCCAAATTGCGCTGCCCAAAAACGACCGGCTCTTTACCGAGCTTGTAGGCCGGCGCTGGTGGCTAAACAAAAGCGGCAAGATACAAGTTGAGAGCAAGGACGATTATAAAAAGCGGACCGGCGGCAAGAGCCCCGACTACAGCGACAGCCTGGCCTTGGCGTTTGCCGGCGGCTTAAGGCCTGCCCGGACCCGCCAGCAGCTGGCAGAGGAGATAACGCCGTCGGAGCCGCACGTCCGGCCGGTAACCAGTGGACTTAGGCAAAGGTTTTAGCATATACTGCAGACAAATATAAGCATTATGGCCGACACACCAACACCAAAAAACCAGCCAACGTTGCCCGCCCAAGCCGGCGAGGAGATCGGCAAAAGCGGCACCTTCCTGTTTTTAGGCTTTATAAGCGCCGAGGAGTATAACCGCAACCTGGTCGGCAAGTACGGGCTGCAGGTTTATGACACCATGCGGCGCAGCGACGCTACGGTGCACGCCAGCCTAATGGTCTGCAAAAACCCCATAATAGGCGCCAACTGGGACATTGAGCCGGCCAGCGACGACCCGGCCGACGAGGAGATAGCCAACTTTGTTAGGCGCGAGCTTTTTAACCGCAAAATAATGTGGCAGGACGTTGTGCGCGAGGCGCTGACCTGCCTGGACTTTGGGCACAGCGTTTTTGAGAAGGTCTACGAGCCGTGCGAGTACGAGGGGCAGCCGCGGATCGGCCTGGCCAAGCTGGGCAGCCGCAAGCAGCGCAGCATAATGCGCTGGGCGCAAAGCGACGGCAGCCCCGGCATAACCCAAATTGTGCCTAGCGGCGCCGGCAACCAAAAGGAGGCCCAAAACTCCTCGCCCGAGATCAACATTCCGCGCGACAAACTGATTTACGTTATAAACGAGCGCGAGGGCCAGAACTACGAGGGCATAAGCCTGCTGCGCTTTGCCTACAAGCCGTGGAAGATCAAGGACAGCCTGGAGATCATGCACGCCATTGCCCTGGAGCGCATGAGCCTTGGCATACCAGTTGTTACCAAAGGCCAAAACAACGAGACCGCCGACGAAAGCGAGCTGGCCAAAGTGCGCACGGCGCTGCGGCAGCTGCGCAACAATGAGGACGCCTACCTTGAAATACCCAGCAGCCTTAACGTCAGCTTTTTGGACATGAAAGCTAACAGCACCAAGGACATTTTGCCGACCATACAATACCAAGACCGCCAAATTACCCTAAGCGTGCTGGCGCAGTTTTTGGAGCTGGGCAGCAGCGGCAAGGGCGGCAGCAGCGGCAGCCGGGCGGTAAGCGAGGACCATAGCCAGCTGTTTATAAAAAGCCTTGACGCGGTGGCCCGGACCGTCCAGCAGCCGTTCCAGGAGGACCTGGTAAAGCAGCTGGTGGACCTTAACTACAGCAGCCTGCCTAACGGTTACCCGAAGCTGGTTTATAGCAACGTGGACGACGACGACGCCGTAGCCGTATCAACGGCCGTCAACCAGCTAATGGCCGTTGGCGCCATTAACCCGGACAAAGACCTTGAGAACCGCCTGCGGGCCATACTTAACCTGCCGGCCATGCCCGAGTCCGCCTACGAGAGCTACGACGGCGACGCCGAGCCAAGCGGAGGCGCCACCGAACCGGGCGACAACACCAAGGCCATAGAGGAGGCTAAGACCATGCCTACCCAAAAGACCGGCCAGCCGACGATAGCCGCCCGCAAAAAGGCCGCCATAGCCAAAGCCAAGCCGGTCCAGGCCGAGTTGCTGGACATCATCTTAAAGGACAATTAACCGTGGACGCCGAGCGCCAGTACCTGCGTACCACAGCCCTTATTAAGGCCGCCGAGGACTGGGCGCCGGCCTACAAACGCGACGTCAAGACGCACGCCCAGCTGATCCGGCTGGAGAGCAAGTGGCAGCTGACCTTGAGCAAGTTTTTTAAGCAAATTGCCGACAACGCCACGGCCTACGTCAACCTGGGCAGCTACGCCGGCCAAATCCGCGCCGCCATTGACCCGCCGCCGTACAACATAGACATAATTGTTAACGACCAGGCGCTGGACACCACCAGCAACACCTTTATACAGCTGTCGCTTGAGCTGGCGACCGACCTAGCTGCGCTTGGCGCCGTGGCCGGCCAAAACATCTACGGCATACCGCTGGGCCTAAGCAGCACCAGCGCCAACATACAAAAGCTGGGCCTTGAGCATGTAGCCGGGCTGGTGGGCAAAAAGGTGCAGCCCGACGGCAGCATCGTTGACAACCCGCGCGCCAAGTTCAACATAACCAAAACCATGCGCAACGACATTGCGCAGAGCATTAAGACCAGCCTGGCAAAGGGCGAGAACACCCAGCAGGCCATTGAGCGGGTGCAGCAGACCATAGCCGACCCGGTGCGCGCCGAGCGCATCGCCAGGACCGAAAGCGTCAACGCCTACCAGGGCGGCCTGCGCGAGTTCGCCGACCAAAGCGGCGCCGTCGGCAAGGAGTGGCAGGACGTGGGCGCCATTGACGTTTGCGCCGACAACACAGCCGAGGGGCCGATCCCGATTGACGAGACCTTTGTTAGCGGCGACGACCAGCCGGTGGCCCACGTGGGCTGTCGTTGTGGATTACGCTACATATACAAGCAGGAGTGGGACTCCCTAAGTCTGTAAGCAATTTGACAAAACGATTAAGCTAAAGGACAATCAAGGCAATATGGCCACATGGTCTACAAAACAAATAAACGACTTCCCAGATAGCAGCTTCGCCTACGTTGAGCCGGGCGGTACTAAAGACGCCGACGGCAAAACCGAGCCGCGCAGCCTGCGGCACCTGCCCTATAAAGACGCCGACGGCAACGTTGACCTGCCGCACGTGCGCAACGCGCTGGCCAGGCTGGACCAGGTGCAGAACCTGCCGGACGCAAAAAAGGCGGAGATCCAAAAAATGCTGGAAGACATTTTGGCCAAGGCCCAAACCAAGAGCATGGCCGACAAAGCCTGGCACGCCGCCACCCAAATTATGGCCGAGGGCGCGCAGCAGCTGCCCAGCCGCATTATGCTTATGAAGACCGGCAACTGGGACGACAGCTGGAAAGGCAAGCTGAACATAACCGAGGCCGACCTGCAGCAGTACAAAGACAATTTTGACAAGGGTATAGGCGTACCCGGCCGCGGCCAGACCGGCCTGCCGATTGATTTTAGCCACGAGGACAACAAGCACGCCGCCGGCTGGATCAAGGGGCTGGAGGTTGGACCTAGCGACGATCCGGTTGAGGCGGCCAACGGCGTTGTGGCCCTTTATGCAAACCCTGTTGAGTGGAGCGACGCCGGCAAGCAAGCCTTGCTGGGCGGCCTTTATAAGTGCATCAGCCCGTCGTTCTTCCCCGCCGGCCGTGGCGGCTGGGAGGACCCCGAGGACATGAGCAAAACAGCCGACAACGTGTTGGTAGGTGCCGGCCTGACCAACATTCCGTTTTTTGCCGGTTTATCCCCCATTATGGCTTCTAACGATTTGGACAAATCGGCAGAGCGTGATAAAAACGTAGTATATTTTAGCGCAAGCAAAAATAACAAAGAAGGAGACAATCAAATGTCAGAGCTAAAGTTAGACGAAGTCCGCGTTTTAGACGCAGACAAGTTGACCGACGAACAAAAGCAGTTCTTGGCCGACAATAAAAAAGAGCTTAGCGGCGAGGAGCTAAAGAAGTTTGGCCTGGAGGCCGACAAAACTGAGCCGGAAGTTAGCGACGATGATCGCCAACTGCTTGCCGACATCAAAAGCGGCAAGGTTAAGACCGTAAAAGAGGGCGAAGAGCCGATTAGCGCCGAGCGCGTTAAGCAGCTTGAAGCCACCGCCAAAAAGTACGAGACCGAAAAGGCCGAGGCGATCGTGGAGAGCCACATCAAGCGCGGCGCCATTAAAGCCGACCAAAAGGAACGCTGGACCGGCCGCTTGCTTGACGCCAGCGAGGAAGACCGCAAGGCTTTGGAAGAAGACCTTAGCGCGCTGCCTAGCAACGAGCAGATCGGCAAAGAGAACGGCAGCGAATCCGAGGGCTTGACAGCAGATACAGCCACAGCCGAGATGGACAAGCTAGCCGGCGAAAAAGTTGCCGCTGCTGCCAAAGCAGGCCAAACCCTTAGTTACGCGGAAGCTGTTAAACAAGTAAATGCGGAGCGCCCGGACCTTTACGAGGCCACCCAGGCTGACCGCCAAAAATCGGAGGAAAACTAAATGAGTGTTTATCAAGAATCACGACACCTTAACTTTGTAGCCGGCGCCGACCTTAGCGCCAAGCAGTACCACATCGTTAAGCTGGACAGCACCGCCAACCAGGTCGTTTTGGCAAGCGCTGCCACCGACGTGGCGGTTGGCGTTCTAGCCAACGCCCCGGCAGACGGCGCGGAGGCCGACGTTGTTGGCCGCAACGCCCAGGGTACATTCAAGGTCATGGCCGGCGGCAACGTCAGCCTAGGCGCCTACCTTACCAGCGACAGCAACGGTAAGGCCGTAGCGACCACCACAGCCGGCAACGAAGTGATCGGCATTGCCCTTGAGGCGGGTGTAGACACCCAAATCATCCAGTACTTACCATTAAGCAGGCAGCACGCCTAAAAATAAATAAGAGGAGTAAATAAAACACTATGAACAACGGTCAATTTTACTACGACGCGCCGCTTACCCAGGTAAGTAAGCGCATCGGAAACGACCCGGCGAACTTCATCTCCGAGGTCGTGTTGCCAACCCTTATGGTTGACAAGAAAACCGGCAAGATAGCCGCCTACGACGGCCAAAACCTTAAAAAGCCGGTCAACACAGTTTGGGCACCTTTGAGCGAACCTAACACCACTAACTTTGGCCGCAAGTACGACGATTACGGCCCGCTGCAAAGGCACGCGTTGGACGACATCGTAAGCTGGGACGAGGACCAAATGACCCAGCCACCGTTTGACGCCCAGGTGGACAGCGTTACGCACCTGGCCGAGCAAATGGCCATAGACAAAGAGATCAACGCAGCTGCCGCGCTTAGCGACGCTGGCACGCTTACCCAAGGCACGACCTTGAGTGGCACAAGCCAGTGGAGCGACTACGGCAACAGCGATCCCTTTACCGACATTGTTACCGGCGCCAACACCATGGGCAAGTACGGCCTAAAGCGACCTAACACCATCTTCTTTAGCATGGACGTTTGGGCGCAAATCCAGAACCACCCAGCCCTGTTGGAGCGCGTAAAGTACAGCCAGTTGGCTACGCTTACGACCGAACTGTTTGCCCAGTTGCTAGCGCCGCAAGGCATTACCAAAGTAATCGTTGCGCCGGCCGTGTACGACACCGCCGCAGAGGGCTTGGACGCCAGCAACAGTTACGTTTGGGGCAAGCATGTGTGGCTGGCCTACATCACCCCGACCCCAGGCCTGCGCACGCTTAACGGCGGCTACACCCTTACCCTTAACAACGGTAAGCGGGTTGAGAGCTTCTACGACTGGAAGAAAGCAGCCCAGTACATCCGCAGCATTGACTACTACCAACAGCTCATAATGATGCCTGAGGCGTTCTACTTCATCCAGAACGCGGTGGCTTAAGGAGGGCTGGCAAATGGCACTCTTTAGAAAGCGCAAGGGCCGAGACGCCCTGGACGGCGAGTACCAAAGCTCTGGCGGTTACATACACCGCCAGAAGTGGACCCACCCAGCT